AACAGCCTCCAAAGGCTTACCCGTGGCCGCTGCGATTTCTTGGCTCAATGTCAATAATTCTTGAGCTTTGGTCAAATCTCCTGTTGAGCGCAATAGGCGCGATAAAGCCGGGCGGATAACATCATCGGTTGTGGCCGTGGCAATACTTTGTGCCGAAACATATTTATCGATGCCAGCAATCTGCTCAGCTGTGGCATTGGTCGTATTGCGGATTGTTTCCTCAAGCTTTTTCTGTCCGGCTTCATCCTCAGCGGCAGCTTTAACCGATGCCAAAGCAAATGCGCCGATTGCAGCTCCAGCTGCGGCAAATGCCAATGCAGCTTTTCTGCCAAAATCGCTTACCCGGTCACTAAATGAATCCACATCCGTGGTTGCGCTTTTCACACCGGATTTGAGCTGATTGAGATCAGCATCAAAGGTAACTGTGACTTTTGGAATTCTGGCCATTAGTCAAGTCCGTTCGCTCTGATAAGTGTTTGAACCATCGCAATATATTCTTTTGCGACTACCGGTGTGTACCAATCAACAGCCGGTGTGATCCAATAACCGCCGGGATTGGCAGCTACTTTAAATCTGTTTGTGTACTTACGGCCTCGGCGGTCAATGCCGGGATGGGAGCCATATTCTGAACCCCAAATCAATGCTCCAGCTTGAGCTTGTTTTTGGCTTGTACGCTTGCCGCTTTTGCTTGTATTGCCGCCATATTTACGGCCAACGCGCTTTGTGCCACCTATATCAACGCGGATCAATCGATCTCGTGGCGTTGTAATAGATTGAACAACCAATTTTGCTTGTGGCGTACGAGAAACCAAGCCAAATTGAATCAGCTGGCCGGCCAGCCGTTTTGACATCACTTGAGCTTGATCGCGCACTTCGCTTTGAACCTCTTTTGGTAAAGCTGATAAAAGAGATAGCAAATTGCGCAATTCTAACGGCTCGACAGTAAAAGAAAATGTGCCGGTGTCTCTGGTTGATTTGCTAGCCATTGCGCCTCTCCATAATCTCAATTGCCGTTAATAAATCCTCAGCTGTCTTAAATTCGCTGACAGGTTGCCCGCTTGCTATGGCAACCTCCCAAAGAATTCTATTTATGCTTCCGGCTTCGTAGCTTTTGGGTTTGCATCACCGACAATGATGTCGCTGACAGTTTCGCACCAAATTTCAAATGGCTTGACAGTTTTGCCGGCCATTTCTCTTTTCATTGCGTGGTATGCAAGAAACAACAAATCAGAAACGCCCATTTTGTCTTGAGCTTGCCCAATTGTGTTGCCGGTCTTGTTTTCCCATTTTGCCCACTCTGCCGGATGTGCAATGTATGTTTCACCATTGCCATCTGTGTATTCGATTGTAATTGGTAGTTTCATGCTCCCGATCTCCTTTTTATAGTGTTGGCGTAGTCACACAGGTAAATGACAATGAAACAGTTTGTGCATCCGGTGCTGTGCCTCCGGCTGATGGGAAAATTGGCTGCACATCAAAATTGAACACCGATCCTGATGCAGCTGTAAAAACAACCGCCAAAGGTGTATTTGGTGCTGTATCTGCGGCTGTCCATAGCGCATTGCAAAGTGATCCACCTGCTGGCCAATCTGCCAGCATTTCAACGGCAAATGTGCCTTGTGTATCGGTCGTAAAATACGCCTTGCCATCGAGTGTTTGATAGGTATTGATAGTTGAATCAATTGTCAATGTTGCTGATGTGGCCTGTGCATCATAATTATCACCATCAATGGTGAAAGTGATGTCTCTGCCGGTGACGATTGTGGTTGGCATGATTTCTCCTTAGTTGGTGTAATAGGTGCTGACTTGTAAATCGGCCACAAGATATTTACCTGCGCCGACTTCCAATGATTGAGGTGCATTTACATCGCCCACGACATAGCCATCGGGCATTGTGCTGATTATGTTGATCATCAATTTTTCAAGATTGTCCAAAGCTGCGGCATTGTTTGTATATCCGACCACGCCTGTCACAGTTAAATTCACTTTGACTTTTGTAGTTGCTCCATTGATTAAAACACTTTCAAGATATGGTGAATCCGGGATCAAACATATGCTCGGGCTTGTCATTGTCTCTGGAATTCCGTTGTACACATTGGCAGCAATCGTTGAAAGTGCTGTTTTCAATGGTGTGCGGATGTCTGATTCGATGGTCATTGGCACATTGTTTCGACATCGAGAAACGGGCCTAAAAGACCGATGACTCTGTTGGAAAGGCTGCGGCCTAAAATAAACGGCGTTGGCTGAAAAGTATCTGACATCATTTGATTGCCGGGAGCTGTGATGCTCTGGAAAATTTCGACCGCTACAACCAAGATTGCATTTTCAATTGGTGGTGTGTTTGCGTACAAAGCTGCCGCTGATCCACCGCTCAATGTTGCTGTTGCCGCCGGAATAAATGGCAGCGGATAATCACGATTGGCTGCATTTGTTGCAGCTGTAAATGTGTATGGCTCAATACGATCATCGGTGACAGTATAAGTCGCGTTGTAGGTTCCGGCCCCGGTAACAACAACAGATTGACCCGGCACAAAATAATTTGGCCGCATTGTGGTGAAATAAATGACGGATTCATCCACATTGGCAAAAGTCACCGATGATTGGTATTGCGTAAGTAAAGGCAAAATCGTTTGCTCAGCGGAATCTATGTATGAATCCAATTGAGCATCACTATACAAAGAAACCGAGACACCCAAAATCGCTCTCAGCTGTGAGGCTGTAACTATTGCAGGCATCTCGGTTCCTTTCGTGTCAGTAATGTTCGGGAGCGACCATTACCGATAGTGATTTATTTATGGGAGGTTGTTAAATTGTGCGCCGTTTGGCACCTTGGCAGCTAATGCGCCGTAGCCGTAGTACAGGATGTCAATTGTTCCATCGCTGTTGATGTTGCTGCGTAGCGTAAAGCGTGGAGATTCATACCATGTGTAAGAATCTGGATTGACAACGACCATTGAAGAATCGGCATCAGCTGTTGTTGTTCCAGCGTTGCCAAATGATCGTGAAACATAAAGGTTCAGACCCGGTGAAACTACACCGCGCAATGAATCGCCTCTTACATTTCCAGCTGCGTTTGATGGTTGTGCTGCGTTGTATAGCGGTGAGCCGTTGTCGTTATATCCCATGACATTTCCCCACTGGGTCGGCGAGACGATCAATGAGCGAGCAAATCCAAGTGATGCGCCATAAACATTTGCGGCTGCCTTAGATGTGTATCCAAGGAATCCGGTTGCTGAGTTTGCTGCCTGTGCTGTTGTGGTAGTAACTGCCGCTTGCATTTGTGCCAATGCATATTCATCAGTTTCTTTTGCATAAGCAAATTCAAGATTCTGTAAGAGAGCTGTGAGGTACTCAGGCCGCGATCTATCAATGAGCTCAACAGTACTGATGGCTCTACCTTTAAATGGCTGTACTGAAACTGACAAAAATGTTGCAGAAAGTGATGATTCTGTGATTGCGCCATTTTCTGCAATTGCATCAACGCTTGGAACAGCGGTTACACGCGGCAACTCGAAGGTCATCCCCTCAGCAACTAAAGTTTCGCGGCTGATGCCATCGATGCAACCACGATCAGCATTTGCAAGTGCATTAATCACCTGTGTGCTTTGTGGTGTTGGAATCATGCCCGGTGCGGTCGATGTTGTGTTATCAGCTGCCTTGACATACTGGCGTGAATCCTCATCATGCAAAACGCTTGCGCGTAGATAGTGCTCAAGGTATGAAACCTTGTCCACAATTGGTGAGCGTGGTGCTGTGTAGTAAGCCGGGCGTGATGCTTGTACAGGTGCGACTTCTGGAGCTGCTACCGGTTCAACGGCAGGAGCTACTGGTTCGGTAGTGTTTTCCATCTTGTCTCCTTCATTTGGGTTTGTTGTCTCTGTAACTGTTTCAGTTTCAGAATCCTCTGATGCGGCTACCTCAGAAACGCGTGCAGATCGCACGGCTGGTTCAGTAACCAAAGCGACAGCTGTGAGCTGTCCATTGAGCACCTTCATGGTGCCATCCTTTTGCATTTCGTAATTGTCCACAGCCAATTCAATTGAAAATCCATCGCGTAGGCCTTCCATCGCCTCTGTCAATGCATCTGTGCCAGCTGTGGTGTTTGCAATCTTAAATGTGGCCGTCATTTCCTTGTCGTTCACACTCATGGCAATACTTTTTCCGATCCTGCGTGTGTTGTCATGCTCAAGGTTTAAAAAAACATCCTGTGGCTGGATTGATCCACGAGCAAAAACAACCTTGCCGGTTGAGGCATTTGCGTGTTCATTAAAAGCAACAATGCGACCGGTGATTGTGCGTGAATCGGAATCAGCTGCCGTGATTTGCATTGGTGTTGTTAGCTTCATGAGATCATATCCTCCATTTGTCTAATTTCATCGGTTGTGATTGCACCGATTTCAAATAAAATTTTGTAAATCTCTGCACGCTCTTTTTCTGATCCGCGCAAATATGCTTTGAGATCAAATTCCACGCGCTGTGTTTGTGGCGTAAAATCTGGCATTGATAATCTCCCGGCAATACTGTTCATCAGCGGCAAAAGTGAAAAGTCCAACAAAGTTTGACGCGCCGTGCTGGCGTTTGCATATGTCATGGATGATCCGGTCGGCGCGTCAATAAAGTAAGCCGGAATTCCCACGGCTCGGGCTAATTCGGTTGCAATTATTTCGCGTGCAGCATTAAGGCCAATTTGCTCCGGTGTAAATCCAACAGTTTCCATTGTGATGTCAGCATTAAGAAATGCCGTGCCTCGGTTTCTACGAGCTGCTCCCCATGCATCTAAAAGTTTTGCAATGCGATCAGCTGGCAAAGCTGTGCCATTTGATTTTAAAACCATTGATGGCACCGGTTCGCGTGCATACATTGCGGCAGCTCTTTCAAGCTCAGCACCGGCACGAATTGTGCGACCTGCGCGATTCAATAATCCTTCATCGTTGCCGTAAAACACAATAAGTGAGCCGACACCAGAAAATGGCACTTGAATACCATCTACTGTGTAATACTCAATTTGAGTGCCTTTATCGTTAAGAAAAACGCCGACACGATTTGGAGCAACGCGCCACATTTCGCGTACGCGGCCTGTGTCTGCAAAAACGGATTGAATTTGAAAATAACTAAACCCGGTAAAAAGCAAATCCTCGCAAGCCCACACCCATGATGCTGCTCCTGGTACTCGCTTGTCCGGTTCATTAATCACAACAGGTTGCTCAACAATTTGCCCGGTTACTTTGTCGCGCGTTACCAATGGCACAGTTGCAATCGAATTGCATATCATGTTACGAGCGCGTGCAATCGCTGGTACTGACATCGCTTCCTCACGGCTTGCAATGTAATCAGCTCCACCAAATGGAAAAAATGCATCGAGAGTTGGAGCCGGGCCGATCTGTGCAGCTACATCAGCACCACGCGTTTGCATGACAGTTTCAATGGTGCGCTTTCGATCAAATAATCCCATGCACCCATTTTCTCAAAATGTCAAGTC